AAAAAAATAAAATTGGTTCTTCCGTGGGATCTGATATTGATGCTGATCAAAGAGCATCTACTAGAACTCGTAGTGGAATTCAAAGACCAACAGGTGGATTTTTTAAAAGATAATATTAATAACTAAATAAATAACAACACAATGAGCACTCCAGTTTTAAACAATGGTATATTCTTGCGTGACACGAAGTATGAAGCTTCTTCTCACGTAGATTCTTACCACTTAGTCAACATGTTAAAAGACGCTGAACCTATGGATATGGGTCCAGTAGACATCTGGGCAATGACCCAGAAGGTAGAGATGCCACTCTATCAAATGTCAAGTTTTGGTGGCAAAAATGTTATCATGGTAGATAACGCTAGAGGTGAGTATAAGTGGCAGACTCCTGTATCTCAGGATCTTCCTTATATCATCGAAGATATCGAACCAGATAATACTACTAAAGGTATAGATGGTACAACTTTCAGAATCAAAATCAACAAGCGTGAGTTTGGTCATGGAGATATCATCACTTATGACAAGTATAATGGTGCAGAGATGTACATTACTGTGGATGATATTCTTCCAGCTAGTGATGGTTATATCTACACTGTTCAACTTGTAAACAATGATAACTACAAGTATTTAGATAATAAATACTTAGAAGGTCAAACTAAGATTTTCCGTAAAGGTTCTGCTGACTCGTGGTGGTATGAATGCTGATGGTACAGTTCCTGTAACTGAAATCTGGAGAAACTTTGACAAATCTATGGATCCGTCAATTTCTAAGATTGAAGACATGGTTGCTACTATGGGTAAAGATTATGTAAAGCGCGCTGTTGCTAATGGAACATTGAGCAGAACATTTGTTACTTCTATGGAAGCAGCACATCTTACTAAAATTGCTACAGATATCGAGACTTACTTAATGTGGGGACACGGTGGACGTATCAAGCAAGATGGTCCAGATGATATCCGTATGTCAGTGGGTCTTTGGAAACAATTAGATAACTCTTTCAAAAAGGTTTATAATAAGTCTAATTTCTCTCTTGAACTATTCCGCGCTGAGCTTTATAATTTCTACGCAGGTCGTGTTGAATTCCAAGGTCCAGATCCTAAGCGTCAGCTTATTGTTCAGACTGGTATGGGTGGTATGCGCCTTGTTAATGAAGCTATTAAGCGTGAAGCTTCTAATTCTGGTTTAGTAATCCAAGCTGCTCAAAACAGTGGTATCGGAGCTATCTCTGGCCAGGGTATGGATTTAGGATTTGGATTTGCTTATACTAGCTACGTTATTCCATTCTTAGCAAATGTTAAGTTTGTATTGAACCCAGCTTTTGACAATATCCATACAAATGATATTGAAAATCCAATTATCGATGGTAACCCATTATCTTCTTATAGCTTTATTATCTTTGATATTACTGATACAGGAAATGATAATATCTTCTTATTGAAATTATCTTGGGATAATCAATTGAAGTGGTGGTATCAAAACGGTACTATGGACTACATGGGAAGAACTCAAGGGTTCCAATCTAATGGACAGTTCAATGGATACCGTGTTTATATGACACAAACAATGCCAGCTATTTGGGTAAAAGACCCAACTAAGGTATTGAAGATAGTTATGAGAAACCCAATCACGGGAGGATCATTCTAATATTAGCGCCAGCGGAAGGTTATTCATGTTTCCTTCCGCATATTGGTGCCTTGCTTGGATAGTGTTTTGAAATAAGAGACACGACTGGTTCGATCCTGGTCCAAGTGCAAAAAGCTAACCTTAAACCAACATAAAATGAAAGTAACACTTACAGAACTTCCTACGATGTCTTCAGAATTATGGGATCTCTTTATTTGATGGAGTATTTCATGAAGAAGAATTAGCTTGTATAGAGCTTAATGGAATCAAGAGATATGTAACAGGTCTTAATCCTTATGCTCCAGAAGTTAAATTGATTCCAGATAAAGAGAGAAGAGAAGCTGTAATTTTAGATATTAATAAAGTTGTAGCAAAACTAGAAGCTGAACTAGCAACTAATATTATAGATCCAACTGATATTGATTTTTGGAATAAAGTAAAATTACTAAGACCGGATAATGATGATTTTTGGTCTACGATTAAAGTTCGTTGTGGTAACAAACCTGTTCCTTTAGATCCAGAAAATAATCCTCATGATCTAATTAGATTTTACGCAATCAATGCTGGTGGATTTTCTATTGTAGCAAAGAGTTATGATGATGCTAAAAATAAACCAGTTGCTCCAAAGTTTTATTTAGATAAAGCGATTAATACAATTGCTACTAAAACAGAACTTAAAAAATTGCGTAATAAGGCTCTTGCTGAACTTGAGCATATGTATAAAAAGCAAGTTTCTAAGCTTATGTATGTAGCTAAAGTTGTAGATGGCAATAGTTCTCAATATAAAAGATCAACTCCAGTTGATGTTATCTATGATAATTTAGATACATTTATTAATGGAGAAGGTGTAGAGAGAAGTGAGCGTAGAGCAGCTGAGTATTTTTTAGATACAGCTAGTCAAGATGTAGAAACTTTAAAACTTAGAGCTTTAATTAAAGATGCTAATTTTTATAAGTTATTGGCGCCTAAATCAGATGGTATGATTTATCATATGTCTACACAAACTATTATGGGTAGAAATACTGCAGAGTGTTTAGAGTTTTTAAAGAATCCTTTAAATGATAAGATTCTAGAAGATTTATTACAAAAAGTTGAAGTACATTGGAAAAAATAAAAATATATGGCACGTTATAATAAGTATAAATTAATAGGTCCAAGAGCTATTAGAAGAGCTAAAGCTAAAACAGAAAAAGCAAAAGCTTTAGGATATGAAAATGCTGCAGATATGAAAAGATCTAAGGCTGAAAATCTATCTATAGCTATTGGAACAGGTAGATCTAAACTTAGATCTACTTCAACATCTACTAATAATAGTAATACTAATATTAGTACTACTTCAGGTTCTTCAGCTGGAGCAACTGGAGGAGCTGGTGGTACAGGAGGTGCAGGTGGAACTGGTGGTAGTTCTAGTGCTAATCGTACTATTAATGAAGGTAATACTAGTAATTATGGAAATAATTCTACAGTTACAGGTGGAAGCGGAAATATGAGTGCTATAGAAAATCGAAAATTTGGTGGACAAAAACTTAAAAATCAAAAATATATGAAAACTATGAGAAAAATGTTAAAAGGTGGACCAACTACAAAACAAACTGTTAAATCTGTTGGTACTTCAATGGGTAATAAAAAAACAACTAATTCTAATAATAAAACTACTAATACTAAAGTAGATCAAAGTAGTGGAAGAAATACTAATAGTAGTAGAAATACTAATTCTACTAATGTTAGAAATACTAACTCTACTAATGTTAGAAATACTAATACTAATAATAGTAGAAATACTACTACTAAAAATAATACTTCTAATACTGGAGCAAATTCATTTGTTGTTGGTGGAAATAAAAATCAAGTAGTTAAGACTGGTTCATATAAAAAAGGTGGTTCAGTTAAATCTAAAAAGAAATAAATATGAAAACAATTAAGTCTTTAAACAAGTATCCTGAAGTAGTTACAAAACCAACTCAGTATAAAGGAGGAATGAATATAGCAGCATGTTGTGAAGTAGTTACTAATCCAACACGTTATAAAGGTGGTTTAAATACTGCAGCTTGCAATGTGCCTAAAAAGAAGTAATTATGCCAAGAAAAGATAAATATGCAAAAGATCGTAAAAAAATAGAAACATCAATTGCAACAAGTAATTTTGGAAGTCATATGGGATATGTAGGAGCCTCTAAAAAAATTGAGGCTTCTAAAAAAAGTCGTATGAATGAGGATACTCGTAGTGCTAAAATTATTAGATATTATCAAGGAGGCGAATCTGATACTACTAAAGTTGAACCAAAACAAACTTTTAATTCTACTAATCCTTATCTTGATGAAGCAAGAAAAAAAATGTTTGAAACTTATAAAACAATTATAATAAATAACCCTAAAGATCAAGCTAAAGAATTAAAACTAAAAAAAAGTAATGGCAAAAACTAAAAGCAAAGTAAACCAAGCAGGAGTATATACCAAAGCGGGTATGAGAAAGTCTTTATTTAATAAGATTAAAGCTGGTACTAAAGGTGGTGATCCTGGTGAGTGGAGCGCAAGAAAGGCTCAACTACTTGCTAAAGAGTATAAGTCAAAAGGTGGAGGATATAAAACTAAGAAGTAATATGAAAGGCGTACCACATTATAAAAAAGATGGAACTCTTTACAAAGGATCCGGAGTTCATAAAGATAGCAAGGGAAATCTAATGAGTGGCAAAAAACATAGCGCTTCAAGTATTTATCTTTTTCATTTAAAAGATCTTAGTAAAACTGTTCAAGCTAAAATTAAAGGTAAAAAGTAATGGCTAAAGATCCTCAGCAAAGTTTAAGAGATTGGTCAGCTCAAAAGTGGATGACATCTGGAACCTATGCTAATAAAAAGAAAGGTTCTTTTAAAGAGGTGAAGTCTAAAGGTAAAAAAAGATATTTACCTGAATCTGCTTGGAGTTCTTTATCATCTGGAGAGAAGGCTGCTACTAATAAAGCCAAAGCTGAAGGTAATAGAAAAGGTAAACAATTTGTATCACAACCAAAAAATATAAAGCAAAAAACTAAAGCGCATCGATAATTTTACTATATTATACTAAACAAAAAACTAATTTTTATGGGATATCCTGAATACAAAATAAAAAAAACTCGCAACTGGCAATTAGGTGGTGATCTTATTCAAAGAACTGCTTTTTATAATCATGATCTAACAGTTAGCACTGTTGTAGAAGTAAATACCCTTAAAGGTATTATTGAATTAGATAATATAGAAGTCCTTGGTGGCCCAGTTCCAAGTTTTGGAAGTGTTGCACAAATCTATATTAATAATCCTAGCCTTAATTTGACCCAGGCTAATAAGGATAATATCTATGTACAACTTACACCTTATTATAAACCAGCAGTTGATGATAAAGCTATTCCTTATCTTCTTGCTAATGGTGTATTGATACCAAATGGTTTAGGTGTTGAAATATATAATGCTAGTCCAGCAACAGCAGGCGCTGATCAATGGGAAGGTGTTTTTTATATTTATTATGAAATCTATACTATTTAAAAAATTAACTTATGACTAAGAAAAAACCAACATCAAAAGCAAAATCATCTACTGTAGTTTCTATTGGAATGGGTGGCAAAGCAGAGATGAGAAAGTGGGAAATAGAATCTGCTATGAACACATTACAAAGAGCTAAAGAAATTCAAAATGATAAGAAGCTTATGGCTGATGTAAAAAACATGGCTTCTAAAAAAGCTAAAGAATATAGTAATATTGCATCAGGTAAAATTAAATAATTATGGCAAAGAAAAAAATCATTGAATATAAAGGGACAAAAGCAGAGGAAAGATATACTACAAAAGCTGCTATGAAAAAACATGAGAAAACTGAAAGTAAAAAAGAAGAAGCTCGTGAAAAAAAATTAATGAAAAAAAAAGAAAAAGTAATGGCTATAGTTACTATAGATAGTATAAAACATAAGGTTTACAAAAAAACTAATAAAATAGGTAAAGGTAAACCTGGTGATATCATGGTAAATCATTCCAATAAAGATAAAGGTAAGTGGGATACTATAAATTTAACTAAGAAAGCAGGAGCTAAAACTATAAAACAAGGATTAGCAGCTACTAAAAAATGGCATAAGGATAATCCTTATAATACTAAAAAGAAAAAATAATATAATAATATCTATGAAAGCTAAAGGTAAAAAAGTTAAAAAGATGGCCATGGGTGGATCAAATTTAAAAGCTGTAAATCCATCTAAAAATCCAGGATTGGCTAAACTTCCTACAGAAGTAAGAAACAATATGGGTTACAAGAAAAAAGGTGGTATTATAAAAGCTAAGAAAAAGTAATATGGCAAAGACAGCTGCTTGGCAACGTAAAGCGGGTAAAGATCCTAAAGGAGGACTTAATGCTAAAGGAGTAGCTTCATATAGAGCAGCTAATCCTGGTAGTAAGTTACAGACTGCTGTTACTACTAAACCATCTAAACTTGATCCCGATAGCAAAGCTGCTAAAAGAAGAAAAAGCTTTTGTTCTAGAATGAGTGGGATGAAAAAAAAGCTTACAAGTTCAAAGACAGCTAATGATCCTAATAGTAGGATTAATAAGTCTTTAAGAAAGTGGAATTGTTAACTTTAAAAAATAAATTATGAAAGCAAAAAAAATGATGGCAAAAGGTGGTTCTTTAAAAAAAGCTAAAATGGGTATGGGTGTTTATGGATCAGGATCTGATATGTCTAGTTCTATGATGGCAAAAGGTGGATCTAAAAAAAGTAAAACTATGTATAGAAAAGGTGGAGCAACATCTAAGATGAAAAAAGGTGGATGTTAAGTCTAAAAAAATAGTTATGAGAAAAATAATAAAGAGTAAAAGTAAAAAACTTGCTAAAGCTAATTATGGTATGGCAATTACAGGTGATAAAAATAAAACATTTGTAGGTACTGGTACACAAGCAAGATGGACTGAAGATAGTGTTAAAAAATCAAAAAGTAAATATCCTCAATTTTCTAAAGAAATAGATGAAGCTTTTACTAATCAAACTAAAAGAGATCAAGCTAAAGCCGATGCAGA